GAAAGTTTGGAATTATATTAATTTAAAATGGAATGAATTTAATAGGAATAATCATGTATTTACTGATATTTATAGTAGGAAAATAACATCTTCCAATAATATAGATATGAATAAGAATAAATTATTCAATTATCTTATACAAGCTTTTGAGACTGAAAGAAATATACAGAGAATTTTAGATATAAATAAATATTTGGAAGATAAGGAAACTAATCTGATTCTTTATGGATATGATAGTTTCTTATTCGATTTTTCAAAGGAAGATGGTTTAGAAGTATTATCTAACATAAAGGATATTTTAGAGATGAATAAATTTTATACAAAAATAAAAATGGGATATATTTATAATAGAATGAATGATATCACACAAAGGTTATAAAATATGGAATTTCCTATTAAAGATATAGTTAATGAATGGTCTTATCGAGTTGATAATGGTATGCCTAATACAAAAAATCCATTACATATAGTGACTTTAACTGAAATACTAAAAGAACATAATTTTTCTAATAAATTTATTGATATTTTTATAAGTAATTTGAATGAATCGGAAGAAAAACTAATTGTTCATAAAGGACAGAATCCAACTACATTTTATCACGAAGTATTGACAGCATTGGCTTGTGCCGGTGTCAATATGAGTCAGGTCAATAATGGTGTTGATATGAAAAAATACATGGGAACTAAAGTTAAAGCTGGAGTTCCTGGTGATTGGTATAAAACTGGTGAGTGGGAAAAGTATATGGATAATTCTACACATGCTAAATTTGATAAATTAAAAAGTGATGCTATTAAATTAGGTAAAAAAATTACCAGTAGTTTAGGTAATGTAAAAGGTCCTGTATGGTGGGCAGGTCCAACTAACGATTCATCAGACTATGGAGCATCTGATATAGTAGCTACATTTGCTAAATATGATGATGTTGGTGTATCATTGAAATATGAAAAAGGACAATTGAAGAATCTAACGGTCACTACACTTGGAAGTGCACTAAATTTAAAAACTTTCAATATGGATTATATTAAGAAAAAATATATAAAAGAATTTGATGGGATGACTGTTGATTGGAATAAGTTAATAGTGAGAGAATTTAAAAAACATACCAATTCAAATAAAAATTTAGATACAAAACAAAAGAAAGAAGCTATCAATTTATTTACTAAAATTCAAAAGAAAGCTGGTAGTTGGGACAATTATCAAAAGTTGAAATTGGTAAAAAAAGATGCTGAAATAATATATGAAGCTGTTGATATGGGTAAACCGAAAGATTTGAAATTTAGATATTTCTGTAGAAAGTTTCAAGAATTAAAGATAGCCAAAGTTTGGTCGGAATGGGGTAAGAAAAGAAACAAAAGATTTGACAATATTTTTGGAGCAGCTTTTAAAGAAAATGAAGATGATATACAACAAGGTTTATTAACTTTATTTCAACGACAATTGAGTATAGGAAAAAAAGATATGTTCTATGCCGCTAATGGTGGTAAAACATTTTGGTTTATTCCGAGTGAAGATAGATTTGCAGATTTAGTCAAAGATATACATTTAGAATATGATTTAGAAAATACTGGTTCGGGATATATATTTAATTTGTATGTTCATAGTTCAGTTACTGGTGAAAAAATAGCAGTTATAAAAGTGACAACTAGATACACACAAGGTCAGATGGACGGTATAGGTTCAAAATCTAGCTATAAATTATTTGCAAAAGATTGGTCTGACATTTTCGGAGATTGGAAATAAAATGAAAACACAATTATTATGTACCTTTGGTACAAAACACAATATAGATGAAGTGATAGAACTTATTAAAAAGTCTTATAAGATAGTATTTAATAAAATTTATGTATTGCAAAATGAAGATGATGTAAATGAATTGATATGTACTTATAATGTGGATGCTCAAAATGGAGTTGATTATAACGATGTAAAAAATACAATATCATTACATAGAAAAAAACATACTAATACATTATATACAATTAATGCATTAAATGAATTAATAAAGAATTTGAATAATGGAGTATTAAATCCTAAATTTTTAATACCCTGGGAAAACTTTAAGAATATGTTATTAGTAACAAACTCTGATGGTTTGAATAGAATAAATACAAGGATATATAAAATTATTCAGATAGAGGAATAAAAAAACAAAAAAAGCTTGACTGGTATATATATTTATATGTATATTAGTAAAATAGTTTATAAACGATTATAATAGGAGAAAATGGTTATGGCAACAAAATCATCTACGAAAACAAAAACAAAACCTGCAACTACGAAGAAGAAAACTTCTTCTAAAAAAGTTGCAACCAAACAAAATCTTCTTTATATAGGTAGTAGCTCTTGTGGTTGGTGTAAAAAAGCTGACCCAATTGTTGACGAACTTATATCGGAAGGTCACAAAATAACAAAATTGGATGTAACAATTCCAGAAGAAGGTAAAATAGCAAATGATGCAAAAACTAAACACAATGCACAATGTGGAACACCATTGTTTCTTGATGAAGTATCAGGAAATCAAAAATGTGGATTTGCTGAAAAAGATATTATAGAAAAGTGGGCTAAAGGTGAGGAAATTCCTGCACCTCCGAGACCAAAAACTCCAGCTCCACCTCCACCAAAAGATTTTGATAATACTCAAGAGGTTGAAACATTCAAAACTGCATATGAAAAATGGGTAAAAGAAAATGATCATATGCCAAATTTGATGCCGTTTGACCAAATTATTGAGAGATTGAAAGCTCAAGCCGCTCAAAGAGCACAGGCCGGTCCTGCGAATGCACCTAATCCAAATGCACCTTCAGCACCTTCAGATCCTAATATTATTAAAAATAATGATTTTTATTATATAGTTGAGAACGGACAGAGGTCAGCTGTAAAGGCAGATACTAATTTTATTTTGGGTTTAACTCAACAATATTATTTTAGAGAATCTGATGGTAGACTTACTAAAGTTGTAGGGGATACTACTTGGGGAAATCAGGCTAATCCTAAAGCTCCTGGTAATCCTGGTACTCCTCCTGTAGCTAATGCTAGACCTAATACTAATGTAGGTGCTAAACCTACTCCACCAAAAGTTAGTAATCAGGTGAAAGAAAAAATGGAAGCTAGTAGGAAAGCTAATCAGAAAAAAACAGCTGAAAAAAGTAAAGCTAATAAAAAGACTGTAAAAGGTCTTTAATATAAAAGAGGTTATAAATGGCTGAAGGAGTAAAATTCTCTTCACTATGGCAAAGCCTGGTAGATGATGGATATAATGTAGGTACTTACGGGGAGTTTATCAAAAAACTTGAAGACTCCTCAAAAGTATCTTCATTAGAATCCTTTCTAAAATCTGAATATAATTTAGATGACCAAGATTTGCAACGGATTAATAAGATGGAGAGAATGTTGCAAGAAGAAGAGGCTTCAAATGCTAAATTCCCTTCATTATTTAGTATGGGTAGAAATCTAGTCAAGGATAGTTGGACTAGTATGAAAGCCAAAGCTAAAGGATACAATTGGATGGTATCAGCTGAAAAAGCTGACGAAAGATTAAAAATTTGTAGAGAGTGTCCATTTTTTAAATATGATATCGAAAATCCAGAAACTGGAATAGCAGATGGTAGATGTTTGAAATGTGGATGTTTTATGAATACAAAAGCCCATTGGGCACACGCAGAATGTCCTATTGGAAAATGGGGTAAATGTGAGGAAATAAAAAAATAACAAAGAAGGTAATAAGAATGACAGAACAAAACAAAGGAACTGTAAAATGGTTCAACGATAAAAAAGGTTACGGATTTATAACACCAACTGATGGTGGTAAAGATTTATTCGTACATCACACAAGTCTTCAAATGGATGGATTTAAAAGTCTAAAAGAAGATCAACAAGTTAGTTATGAAGTAGGTGACAGTGACAGAGGTCCAGTTGCCACTAATGTAACAGTATAGTAAAAAAAAAGCTTGACTTATATAGTTTTTTAGCTATATATTATAGTAAGTAAATAGGTTATATGGTTATATGAATAACCATAAATAATAAACGATAAAACATAAATACATAGGAGAAAAAGCATGGATATAAATGCAATCAAGAATCGCTTGAATACACTTCAGGCGACTTCAAACACGAAAGATAACTTCTGGAAACCAGCACCTGGTAAAACTCAAATAAGAATAGTACCTTACAAATTCAATAAGGATAATCCTTTTGTTGAATTATTCTTCCATTATGGGCTTGGTGGAAATAAAACATATATTTCACCAGTTTCATTTGGTAGACCAGATCCTGTTGAAGAGTTTTCAAATAAACTAAAATCTACTGGAGTAAAAGACGAATGGATTCAAGGTAAAAGACTTGAACCTAAAATGAGAACTTTTGCACCTGTGATTGTTAGAGGTCAGGAAAACGAAGGTGTAAAATGGTGGGGATTCGGTAAAACTGTATATCAAGAACTTCTTGGTGTAATTGCTGACCCTGATTATGGTGATATCACAGACCCAACTGGTGGTAGAGATATTGTCGTTGAAAGACAAACACCTGCTGAAGCTGGTAATCAATATGGTAAAACTACAATTCGTGTAAAACCTAATCAAACTCCAATTACTGAAAATAAAGAAACTTTAACTACAGTAATCGAGTCTCAAACTAAAATTGATGAGTTATATACAGAACCATCTTATGATGATTTGAAAGATGCTCTTCAAAATTTTCTAAATCCAAGTGATGAATCTAGTACTGAAACTACTACAACATCTAATGGTGTTGCCGCTAGTACAGCTCCGACTACAAATACTGGAACTGCTACTACAACTACACCTGCTAAAACAGAAAATGTTGAAGATGTTC